TCTGTAGTGACATTCGTATTGTACTGCGGCGTATCCCACCAATTTATCGTCGGGTTTTCATTATAAGCAGCGACAGAATCCCACCAGCTTGTTTGCGGCGAAGAATTGGATAGATCAATCTGAGTAGATGGAGAACTGAAATCTGTCAAGTTAAGGTCAAGATACGATGGCGTATCTGTTGTATAGGAATCCCACCAATTAGCCATAATTAACCCCTACCTCTCTGTTGAATCATCTGTCTTGCCTGTGCTTCGCTATACCCCTTCTTGCCCAAGGCGACCATCGCCTGCCTCACCCAAGGCGGCATTTGTCCTTGCTGTACCTGTTGTGGTTGAGCCTGCTGTGGCCGCTGCCCAAACTGCTGTGTCTTCTGTGAATTATTCATGAGCTGTCCTATCATTCCAGGCGAAGATAAAGCCAGTTGCTTCAACCATGGGTTATCGGTTTGACTCGCCCCGAATTTAGCGGTTGTGCCCAATAGAGAACCAATGGCGGCATTGCCAATGTCTCCGCCACGGATGGCAGTGCTTGCTGTAGTCCCTGCCAGATTCTTAAGCCACGGATTATCAAAGTTGCTGGCCGCCGAGGTGCCTGCCAGACTGCTCAATCCACCCGTCAACGCTTGGGTTGGCGATGCGCCGCCCAGTATGCTGATACCCGTCTTGCCTACAGTAGAGGCAAGCTGTGCTGGGGATATTCCCGCAAATCCGGATGATGGGGCCGACGAGAAATTGGTGTTGGCATAATTGCTTAACCCCCCACCCAAACCGCCTAATGCAGCGCCCTTGAGGATGTTCCCACCAGACACCGCCGAGGTGATACCGCCTGCCAATGCGCCGCCGCCTATGCCGGATAATCCCAAGCCAGCCGGGCCAAGCGCAAATCCCAGCGCAACAGGGGCAACCATGCCAAGCAATCCACCGCCAAATAGCCCCTTGTCTGGATCATTGCGATCATGTTGCGCTCCTGGTGACATATCGGAACGCCATTGGTTCAGTGCTGCTACGTTTTGCGGCGTAGCCGTCCCCAATTCCTTGACCGATTGGGTTAACGCAGGCATGCTGCCATCAAACCCCGCCATGACAGAAGGCCAGTAATTCTCATCAGTGAACCATGCACTATCTGGCGTAGGGTCAACCCCTCCCGGCTTGCGAGCTGCTTGTTGCCCATAAACCGCCAGGGCTTGTGTCGGGTCTTTCGCCCATGTCGAGCGAATCAGGTCGTCGTATTTGATGCTTGGGTCATCCGTAGTTAACCATGAGGCCAAGCGGGGGTCTTTGATCGCAGCGGATAATTGAAGCGAAGCGGGGGCAGTACCATTCCCTGTTACGGGGTTCCACGTATCTCCTGATTGCTGGTATACCTTTGTGCTATATCCCTTTCCACTGACTTTATAGGTGTTCCCACCAAGGGTATAAGAATCGCCTTGCGTCTTTGGGTCAAATACAGTTCGGCGACCTATCGTGTTATCGCCAATTCCTCCGAATTTTGGAGGATTTTGCAGAGCTCCGAATTGCGGATTATTTTGCAGAGCTTGCAACAGGCTTGTCGGCGCGGCTGGGGGTTGAGATAATGGTTGGAGTAAGCCTATATTTGCTGAGAGAATATTACTAGAATTATTTTTACTGAAGCCATTAGCGGATGGTTGGAGTGAGCCTAGATTTGCTGTTGCGACAGAACGATTAAATAGGCTCATAAAATTATTCCTAGCACTCGTAAATTATTACAACTCTCCAATAGCATCACTAACGCCTACTTTCTTTGGCCTACCACGTTTTCTTAGCACTTCTTGCCCGGCTTCTTCATTGGCATTTTCATTGGCATTTTCATTGGTTTTTTGGGCTTCATATTTAATCTCCTCATAGTGCGCTTCTTCACGCATGGATTTAATATCAGTTGGATCACTGAATGAGACTGTATTGCCAGATTGTTTGCAGCGGAAAGCTACTTTCATGTTTACCCCCAATGTTAACCCCCGCCGAAGCGGGGGTATTATCACCAAGCTGGACGGCCTACCAGCAATTTCCCACTGGTAGCTGCAAGGTCAACTGCACCAGCGGTGTTATTCAGCAACGTCAGCGTAACTATATTATTAGCCGTTACTGCGCCGCCAATTACAGTATCAATGGTATCAACACCTACCGAGGCACCTATTACAATATCACCGATTGCAACACCAGGTACAGTGACATCAATAGATGCGAATGTACCTGAACCAGTTGCCGCATTAGCAAAGTCAAGACCTGCAAGCGTTACCGCCCAAAGTTCCTTGAATACGCCTTGAAGTTGCTTGGTTCCCTGCTCAACTTTAACTGTTAAAGCCATGATTGTTCTCCTTTTTTAATATACCCTCCGGCGTTAAATTATGCCGGAGGATATATCAGATTGCACTATTACGCAGGCACAACGATTGCCATTGAACCATAATCACGCAGTTCAGCAGTACCAAAGATACAATCGGAGGTCACCAGATAACCAAGATACTCTTGCTTGTACTGTTGTTGAGTACGGACAGATTGTGCTTCGGCCAATACCATTGCATCAGGATGAACCATCAGGCAAGCACGATACTTGGTATCAGTAGGGGACGACGTACTCCAGTTAACCGTCTGACCGAAATCATCTACAAAAGCTGCACCTGTTGGCGCAGCAGAGGCTTGCACCGTATCATCGGTAATAACGCGGCCTGATTGAGTACCAGTCACACTATTAACGTGGATCCACGGACACACACTAGACGCATAAACCTCTACACCATACAGATTGCCAATGCGGCCTGTTCGGATAGTCTTGCCATCACCAACAAATGCCTGCTCAGTGAATCGAGCAATACCACGCAAAGTCTTGATGACAGTAGGAGGCACAACCAAGCCACATTCGCCGGTATTTACATCAGAATCCTCCAGCGTTTGCATGACTTGACGCAAACCAGCATCAGTCAATGCTGTGCCATTACCCGTATTGGCATTAGCTGCGCCAGAGAAAGTAGTCAAGCCATCTCCACCGATTACGGCGGTCTCATATAGAGTCGCAGCGGATACCGTCCCCCCTTGAGCCAGCGCACCCAGCATATGCAGTTCAGCATCTACCCGTTTTGCTAGAGCATAACCGGCATCTTTGGTATAAAACTGGCGCATCCCATTCAAAGCGAGAAGGCTGGCAATATCCTCAAACAGTTTTGAGTACTCATAGTGCTTGTTAATACTGATAAGGATTTCACCGGCAGTATCGGCAATCAGATTAACCTGAGTATTAACTGTTTTTGCCGACGCGCTGCCACGGCCAGGTTTCGGGCGATGGATGACATCTCCTTTATTCTTCTGGTGCTGAAATACTTCGACAAGGTTGCGCATGACGGTTTTTGCCTCATACGTCGCAATAGCCTCGTCCTGCCAAATCTCGCCGATCCACTTATCGGCAACGGTTACGCCTGTCTGGTTGGTTCCTAGTCCCATGATAAAACTCCTTAAATTTTATTCGGCACTAGAATTAGTACCGAAGGATTACCGTACGCGACCTTCGGAATATGCACGCATGATTTCATCTTGCATCGCATTGTATTTTTTCCTGTCAGTCTGCATTAGTCTCATAATGTCAGTACGCCGGAAGATTTTTTTCGATGTTTCTCCAGTCCCACCTGAATCTACGCCAGCAGCAGACAATGCCTTGCCTCTTGCAGTTTTTTCAACCTCAGAGACTTTGCTTTGCTGTGTTGCGCGTAAATCCTTATAGGTAGATAACAATTCATCAGCAGCTTCAATATCGTATCTATCAGCGCGTTGCAACAATTCCTGCCTAATCCTGCTTTTACCGATCCATTCAGAAAATCCACTATCTTGAATGACTTTTTGATAATCAGGATGCTTGCTTGCCAATTGTTGCTGTGCCAATAATTTACGAGAATTTTCTGCCTGCAATGCGGCAGATTGAACCAATGGATTTCGCTCAATCGCCCTACGAATTGCCTCATCTGGATTCTCAAAAATATCTACTTCATTACTGACTACCTGTTCTTTCTGCTTGTACAGTTGTGACTGAATTAGCTCATCAGCAAGTCTGCGAACTTCACCTAACTCATTGGCTTGCTTGCCCATCTGGTTTCGGTAAAAAAGTGCTTGCTTGGCAATTTCAGAAGCACTTTTGCCTTTGAATTCCTCCGGCAAAATATCTTCTATTACACTTTTTTGTTCGTCCTTTGCTGCGCTCTCCTGCTCCTTGATTTGTTCGGAAACAGTATCCAACTCACTAACATCAGCAAATTTCTCTGCCTCTTGTACATTGCTTTGCTCATCCATCTTTATCTCCTTCGCACGCTCTAAAATAAGCGCTATGGTGTTAAATTAACATACCAAATATAAAAAAGCAAGTGCCCACTTACATTTCAGAAAAGTAAAAAAAGTTAGTACTCACTTCATCCTATCCCTACCATGCTCCATGTTCTTCTTCATGGTAAGTTTATGCCTCTGTTCTCGAACATTTGCCCATCTTTCATAGGCGCCGGGGAATCCTGGGTCTGTTCCATCAAGAATGATGGTGCCCAGCCCAAGTGTTTTATGCGCATCATTCCCGCAGGTGCCGCACTTAACGGTATCAATACATGAATCAATGTATCGCTCTGTAAGATGCCCAGAGTTGCATTTGTATTCCATCAATAATCTCACCGACGCTCCTCCTTTTGCTGTTCATACCCAACTCTTGTCATTTCTTCCAATGAAAGTATCCAATTCATGATTGAAATTTCACCGCGCTTGAAGTGAAGTGTTTTTTCATCCTGAATAACCATTACATTATTGTTTGCATCAATCATTGATTGAACATCATCAATTAAATCCTTCCATGCTTGTGATGCCATCATGTTTAATCTATCTTCGTAATACTTGATCAGCAAGTTTGAACCAGTCTCAAAATCAGTCATATTCTTCCTCCAGCATGTAGGCCGCAATAAACACTAAATCTGCTTCTATACTCTTCTTGAGTTTTAATACTTTTGCTTCTGCTATCTTGTGATCTTCAAGATATTCAAGTGCTTTTATCTTGTTCAGTTCGATAGCGATAACAAGTTTTAGGCGCGTTATTTCATAATCAAATCCAAACTCATTGGCTTCAATTAGTTTTGCTTTAGCAAGTTTTAACTTTATTTCTGCGCTATGTTTTTCTTGCTTTATTTCTTCATAGCTAAGTAATTCAAATTCTTTCTTGAATTGCTTTACAGTTTTATGGTGAGTATAAGAATAGCTATCCCACCCACTACCATCACCTTGTCTTGATACCTGAGCTGCAAGCGGATCGAACTGTATCCAACTTGCCCGAACATCCTTTGTAATTCCTAACGTATCGAACTGTACCCAACTTGCCCGAACGTCTTTTACAATCCCTAACGTATCGAACTGTAGCCAACTAACTCTAACATCGGTTGCCATTACAATGATTCCAGTTGAATAGCCAATGCCGAATAATCTGTTATCGCATCACACTGCCCAGCAGTTAGTGCCTGTTGATAGGTTGTTGGAGAAGTGGGCAATACTGTATGCGTCCATGAGGCGATCTCTGTTGCTCCTTGCATGAGTCTTACAGTAAGCCCATCGCTATTTGGACTCCATACTCTATAACTCACAATCTGTCCTGAGGATGTTAATGGGTCTGCAACGGCATTCAATGCTATTTTGCAGGTACTAACGCTATTGGTATAAATGTAATCCGCGTCATCTGGCGACACTTCATCGAGAGTGGCGTATAGCGAACTTCCAGCACTAGGCAACCATGCACCAGCAGTAGTATCTGATGACGGTCTGGCGATTGTTTTTTTCTCTAGCAGAACTCCAAGGGCGATGCTTAACTGTTGGCCTGTGAGCGCTTTTGTAACATCAGAACCCGCTTGAGCAACCGTTCCATTGGATAGAACAACAGCTTGCCCAGTTAATCCGGCAGATATATTTGCAGATACGTTCCCCTGCTGAACAGAGGATTGTTGTCCTGTAAGAGCAGAACTAATCGCTGGGGATACTGACCCACCACTTAAAACAATGCTTTGCCCATTAAGCGCAAGGCTGATAGATGCAGTTAATGCACCTTGTGATACAGAGAGACTTTGCCCAGAGAGTGCCTTTGTAACATTACCACTAGAATCATCTGT